GGTTGTATCCTCAATTCCACTCATAGGAAAACCACCAAACGAACGAACACATCCAGGGAAGGTTTTCTTTGGTTTAAATGAAGGAACCGCGGTTTGTATGGCAACAAGTAATACAGAAGAAATAATAATAATAATGGTTTCATTGTAGTATTTCTGATAAGGTCCTAATGATTTACCCTTCTCCTTTTCCATTTTTTTAGATTTTCTATTATATGTTTCTTCTTTCATAATACTTTTATCAATTATTTCGTTAGATGTTCTCATAACAAATTCTTCAATAGAATCAACATTAATATCAATATTAGACGCAATGGTCGAAAACACGTTATATATCGTCTCTGCGAGTTGGTTTTCAAATACACGATGTTTCTTCTTGCCAATAGATTCTAATACAACACTTCCCAAATCCTTTTCCATAATATCATTGGATGTAATACGAAATCCACTTTCATCAAAACCTTCTTCGCTGCTGAAATCTATTTTACGGAGAACAAACCCACTATATTTATCTACAATTGAGTCTCCGTCATCACTCAACATACCATTAGAGTGACATAATTCCTCTAATTTCTTATTATAGTCCCCTCCATTGATAAACTCATTCGCTAACTCTGATAAAGAGATAGGAAGTAGTTTCGTATTGGTGTCTTTACAGTATAACCACGCGTGGTGTTCACCCAATTCAGTTACAAGTGGTGAACGACAGTATTTTCGCACGAAAATAATAATATCTTGCTGTTTTTTAGTGAAATTATCTTGTCCGAAGATGAGGTCACGTAATTGCAAATGTGGTGACATAATGACTTCATTATCGTTTGATAAAGAACCAATCATATAAGCCAGATTATTCGCTTTATACAATTGGATATCTTTCAATACACGTGATTTATTAAGCATTTTCAAATGATATGCGATGTTATCCTCTAATTTTTTTTCCAGTTCATCAACCGATATTTCATATCTCTTATCAAATTCATTAAGTAATTTGTCGCGCGTGTTTTGTTGGAATCTATTCTTGGCGTGGTCGGTTGTTTCACATACGCTATTCTTTTGATTTTTATAACAATCACGACTGATATTACAGAACAATGTATTTGTATCAAGAAACGCTTCATCTTCAATTAAATTATCACTAACCCAATTATCCTTAACACGTTTATAATACGTAGTCTTTTTACGTATGTCTTGTTCTATTTCAACTGACTCTTTTTCGTTATCCGATAATGACTCGATATTCCTCCCATCGTCTAATGTAGGTTTAATTTCCAACATAGCATATTCTCCATCTGAAACTAATTTCTTACCAGTAATAATGGTAGTAGCAAGGTATTTTGCGATGTCCTCTGGAGCATCGTGTTTATGAATAAGGTTCTCGACTAAAAATTCGTGAAATAATTCAGGAACCATTTTTTTCTCCTCATCTTGGTATTTCTTTAAAATATGATAAGGAGTATCATCAAGTTCGGTATCATAATATACTTCATCATTGTTATTATCTGTTTGTAAGTCTTTCATCGACGTGTATTTCTTGGTTAAGAATCGTTTGGTACAATCTGCTGCTTTAATCCGTTCATTATCCGTCATTTCATCTATATTCGGTTTGTTGATAACATCACTAAGATTTTCCGGTGTAATAAGCGATATTAAAATAGAAACCATTAAATTAGTATATAACTTACTATTGTCACTTTCATTAATATGAAGTAAGATTTCTTGAGGTGTAAGTTTGTTATTAGCCTTATCTTTGGAAAGTAAGTGATAATTTTGATAAAATGGTTCGGTCATATCACTGTTAGTAGAAATAAGATTTAAAATAGTATTATCACTGAATGGTGTGCTATCGTATTTAGCATTGCGAATATAATTAAATTTCTTAGTCTTCTGAATTATGCTGTCCTTAATTTCTTTGATTCGTTCTCTAACAAGGAATTTAATTTGATTATACTGCTTAAAATTAATGTCATCAGAATATACTGCAAAAGGTTCTAATTGTTCTACAAACCCTAGGAATGAAATCTTATTTTTCACGTATTTTCTTACGGTTTTAATAAAAAAGTGTGTTTTAGGTATAATGACATCTAAAAATTGTTTAAATTTATTATCATTATAGGAATCACGTGACACATCATTTCCAAGTATGAATTCTTGTATTCCCGATAAGAACTCCATTTTATTTTCTGCTTCCATCTTTTCATAATCAAGTTCCTTAGATAGGTCATTAATAACGTGAGGTATTATCTCGCGGTTTTTTCTTAACAATTTAAAAATAGAAGTATATTTCTCGTGTAAGGTAGATTGTCGCAAGATATTTGTGTTAGGTAAATCCATAGTAGAAAATCGAATAACGGGTTCTGGCATCATAATAACTGATTTAATTGTCATATTATCACTTTGTGTCATGGGTTTTCTTAGATACACAGATTTACCGGCTTTTAAATCAACCTTTTCAACATTCGAAAGTCCAAGATTGTATCGTTGAATAATAAACTGTTTAGTGACAAAAGGTTGGTTGCTGTTACCAAATACAGTAGAATTAAACTCCCCAAAATTATCAACAATAGCATCAATATTTCCAAGAACTTGTTTATTCTGAAGATAATCATTTGAATTATCTGGTTTTGTAAATGGGGTTAATAATGATGACGTGCGAATATTCAATTCGGTATATGTTAGCGATTTGTCTGTATTTTTTCGGTGGAAGTAATTGTCTTGGAGTTGCTGTAATTGTATTAAATCTCTATTATCATTGTTCATAATAACATCATCAGGTTCAACCATATCTTCGGAAGCACAAATAAATTTCTTATTAGCAACCACAGGAACCAACCATTTAAGTTGTGCGTCGATGTTTACAATTTTATCAACAATCGGTTTATAGTAAGCACCTTTAGTAGTGACATCATATACATTTTGATTACTATCAAACTTGGAAAACTGGTATCTTAGTTCTTTGAATCGTTCAATTAGTAAATGAATATTGTTCATAACCCTCAATGAACGTTGGCTATTTGGAATAGTAGACAATAGTTCATCTACCATATCATTAACTTGTTCCTCAATACTGTATCGTCGTTCTGATTCCGGTATTTCTACAACTTGTTCTAATGCTTCTAAACTTTCACCAAATATGATAGAATTTGCGTCAATGTATAGATTATGAAGTGTTTCACGAACATTTTCATCAAATTTCCCGTCTTCTGGAACTTGAATAACTGAGTCGCCTGTATCGGTAAATTCCATAGTAGCAATATCTTCTTGTTGGTAATTCCCTGGCTCAAACTCTTCGCCCTCTTCTAATTCTTGTCTGACAATAGCGAGAGACGGGACATTATTTAAAGAGTCAGGTTTTGTGCGTATCACAATTCGTTCAATGGGAATGTTTTGTGGAAGCCCTTTATATCCAAAATTTAAATATATGGTTTTAATATCAGGAAACGTAGTAATTTCAATCATATCCTCTTCTAAATTGGTGATTTCTCCAGTAATAATAGCTGGAATTTCTCCACCAAAATGAATATCGACCCAAGTTTTAGGTAAAAGATTATTTTGTCTTGAATATCCTTTCTCATCACTTCTATTAAGTAAATGAAGTTCAGTTATGGATTCGTCACTTAATGACCCCTCTTCGGTAATATTCAAAATATGTGTTTTACCAGTAGATGTGCTTATAATAGAGATCTTACTATCATCAATATATGTTATTAAACCAGTCATTTCGTGGATATCATTATTCGTCGGAGCCATTATTTCTATAATATCTCCTAATTCTAACTGAATAGAACGCCCATTGTTTGTTGTATTCCGTGTAAGTGATGTTTCTTCTATTATAGAATCAGTGTCGTTTGATGTTTCCATTATAATATAATACTAAAATATATAATATGTATCTAAATTATATTACATACAAAAGTTATTTCGTAAACAAAATAGATAAAAACAATTCCATATCTAATTTAATCAGATATGGAACTAACGCCATCATTCTCCGGCGTTCGTCTGGATATAGAATATTTGTCAGATAAGAATATAATAAAACGATTGGTAAAATATGATAATTTATATTATTATACGTTTTGCTATGATAAAGATGTATTATGCTATAATGATGATGAAACTCGACTATATCGAATGGTAATAATTTCGTATCCTGAAAACCAATTACTAAGTTACTCGCCACCTAAGTCAATTGGATACAATACATTCTGTAGTCGTTATCCAACGATAACCTCCAATATTCAAGTAAGTGAATATATAACAGGGAATATGATAAATTTAATGCATGATGATAGATGTAATATTTGGAGGGTAGTATCAGCGTCAGATGAAAAAACGACAAATATAATAAATAAGTTTAAATCCACATTTCATATAAATGAGAAAAATACCACACCTATATTGGAATACCTATCAAAAACCCGAACATACACATTTATTTTAAAGAAAAATTACAACAAGGTTACCCAGAATATAGATAAATTTTATCTGATATCGGTCTATGAAATACAAAATAACACTCTAAAATACATACCAAATACAGAATATGAGAACAATAGTTTTCTACGAGATATAGAAGGTATAATTTATTTCCCTCGCAAGTATAATTTGGATTGTTATAATAATCTACATAATATGGCAGACGATATAGATGGTTATTTATTAACAGATTTGAATACCGGAGATAGCACCCGAATAATGAATCCAGATATAATAATTCGAGAAGCAATGAGCGTGATTAACCCATACTATGCATATGAATATTTTTGCGTTCGCCGTATTGATAAATTATATGAATATAATAGAATATATCGCAAAACCAGAGATATTCGTTATAAAATTCATAGTGAATATGAGAAAGTAATCACAATTTTACACCAACATTATATGCATAAATTTATTTTCAAAACAAAATCAATATTACCAGATAAGTATATCCAGCATGTTAATTTTCTTCATAGTAATATTTACATTCCTTCTTTGAAGAAGAAAAATAAAGAAAAGATTACACGTACACGTGTAAAGGAATATTTACAATTATTAAATCCGTCCGAATTATTAAGTTTACTGTATCAGTAATACGTTTACATGCTGGAATATACAGTAGAAATTTTACTAAGATTTTGAATATACTTCATACAATGGTCTTTATTATCATCGTTCATAGTACGAACCGGTTCACGGATCTTGTCAATCATTCTCATGATTTCACCAGCATTAGATACAGACTGAAGGTCTTGTGCGTAATCCTTATCAAAAAAGAAGGAGAAGTCTCCTGCGTCAATGACCTGTTGATAAGGCATATATACCTTTTGATACCATGCCTTTACAATTAAAGACGGATTTGCCTTTTTGATTGTTTCAAATGAGGTTTTCGCCTTTGAAATATCTTGGTTTTCGGGGTATATCCGAATAATATCATCAAAGAATTCAATAAGGTGTGTATTGAAAGCGCGACTAAGAGTGGATTTATCAGCCATAGTATTATATAAAACAAAATAGAATAGTATTTATATTGTTTTAGTTACTAACTTGTTGTCCGAATGGTTGTTTATTCGGCATAATTTGATTAATATCGTCCATCCGTGTCTGTTGTAATGAATCAACCGTAACACTATTGGATACTTTATCTGGTTTATAGGTGTCATCCGGTGTTTTGATTAAATTCATACTATCACCTACAGAAACGTAATTATACATTTGTCTATTTCCCCCAGTGCCTTTAGCACTTAACTCATCTGGAGACATATCATACATGGTGTATTGTTCGGATGTAATATTTGTCCCACCGGATGAGTTCCCTAAATGAAATGATACAGGTTCTCCATTAAAATTGGTAGCTACATTAGATTGTTGCTTAATATCATTATGAAAAAATTTTATAATTTCATCTCCGTGTATAATACGATAATTATCCTTAATTAGTAATAACGAAGGTACACTATGTATGTTGGGTGGTAAAACCACCTTTCCGCCATTTTCAAGAATAATATATGTTTGATTTGTTCGTTTGTCTACTTGTCGTTTGTCAATACATATAAAACTGATTTTATCACTTAAATTCCCTTTAACAAGTGTCTGTAACACTTTTTGAGAATGAGTGCAATAGTTACTGTAGTATAAAATATCCATGACCTATATATTTTATACTAAATAATGTTTATGCGCTTCCTACGCACATTGAATGTAAAAGGCGGTTCTGAAAGTAGAAAATTGCATAACCGATACCGACAGTCATCATTTGAAAGTAGAAATCAAATCCTTTACGCTGGGAAATACCAACCATAAGAGAAGTTAATAATAAAAGTGCGAGAAGGAAGAACCCTAACATAGAAAGAAAGTAGAAGTAAATACAATAGTCTTTACCAAGAGGGCCGAAAATAGATTGAAGAAAAGAATCCATAATTATAGAATATACAAAGAAAATAAATTCAAAAGTTACTAAAAATATTAGAACCAAATGGTATAAATATATACAACCATTTTATATAACCTTGTTATGGATAATTCTACAGTATGGAAATTGATGGATAAGTATTTTCAAGACAATCCTCAAAGTTTAGTAAGACACCATACCGAATCGTATAACGATTTTTTTAAAAATGGTATTTTTCAAATTTTCAAAGAAAAAAATCCATTGCGTATAAGAACTAAGTTCGACGAGAAAACAAACGAATATCGTTCCCAATGTATAATGTATTTTGGTGGTAAAGAAGGTAATAAAATATATTTTGGAAAACCAGTAATATATGATGATAACAATTCGCACTACATGTTTCCGAATGAAGCCAGATTACGAAACATGACATATGGTATGACAATTCATTACGATATTGATGTAGAATATATTGATATTTTAGACGATGGTGTTGAACCAACATTAGTAGGTCCAGATGAATTATTCAAAGGAGGACAATATGACGACGCACCTACATTTAAAAACTTCAAAGAAAACCCTGAAATGAATACAGAAATCGATGGGGATGAAATGGTCGGTGGAGCACCAAAACGTCGCACCAAGCGCACTACTCAAGAAATATCAACGGAAGAGACCGCATTAATTCGTGAATTAACAGAGAAATCGTTAGTTAGTTCAAATAAACAAGTGAGAACAACCACAATTGAAAAGGTATTATTAGGAAGATTCCCTATTATGGTTCAATCTGATTATTGTGTATTATCCGGGTTACCTGCGGATGTACGTCACACTATGGGTGAATGTCGTAACGACCACGGTGGTTATTTTATTATAGATGGAAAAGAAAAAACAGTAGTTTCACAAGAAAAGTTCGGTGATAATATGCTCTATATAAAAAAATCAGGGGATGATAAATATTTATATTCAGCCGAAATTCGCTCTGTTTCTGAGAACGTATCAAAACCCATACGAACATTATCTGTAAAAATTATGGCTCCCACACCATCATATACCTTTAAAAACCTAGTGGTAAATATACCAAATGTAAGAAAAGCAGTACCACTATTTATTGTATTCCGTGCTCTTGGTGTAATTTCAGACAAACAGATAATAACA